CACAATATCGTAATAGAGTTTGGGATGGAAAAATTAGATTATTTTCATATGCGACAGGTCAAATTTACACAGGATTATATCCTTATATCTTAAATTGGTGTAAAGAAAATGATGTACAAGTTGTTGACGGTACAAAAATAAAAGACGTAGAAGTGTCTGATAAAAAGATAGATGACTTTATTAAAGCATTAAAAGTACCACTTGAAATAAGAGATTACCAAAAAGAAGCATTTAAACATTCAATTCAAAAATCACGTAGTTTGTTAGTATCGCCAACTGCCTCTGGTAAATCATTAATAATTTATTTAATGTTAATCTTTAATCTATTACGACTAAAAGATAGTAAACAAGATAAGATACTGATTATTGTTCCAACAACCTCTTTAGTTGAACAATTATTTAAAGACTTTAAAGACTATGGATATAATAGTGAACGAAACGTACATAAGATATATCAAGGACACGATAAAGACACAAATAAAAGAGTTATTATATCTACTTGGCAATCTATCTACAACCTGCCAAAAAAGTGGTTTAAACAGTTTGGTATGGTCGTAGGTGACGAAGCACACTTATTTAAGGCAGTTAGTCTATCCAAAATAATGACTAAATTGGAGACTTGTAAATACAGAATAGGACTTACAGGTACTTTAGATGGTACTAAAACACATAAACTTGTATTAGAGGGTTTATTTGGTACTGTTAATAAAGTCGTATCTACAAGTGAATTACAAGAAAAGAAACAATTAGCAGAATTAAAAATTATGTGTTTAATATTACAACACGATAAAAACGCCAGACATTTTTTAAAAGATAAAAGTTATCAGGAAGAAATGGACTATCTTGTTTCTAATACTAGCCGTAATAAATATATAAGAAATCTTTGTTTGTCTTTACAAGGCAATTCTTTATGTCTATTTCAATACGTGGAAAAACACGGTGAGATTCTTAAAGATTTAATTGAAGAAAAAGCACAGAATAGAAAAGTGTTTTTTGTTCACGGAGGAGTAGAGGCAGATGAAAGAGAAGCTATTAGGGCGATTACAGAAAAGTCCGATAACGCTATTATTGTGGCGTCATATGGCACTTTTTCTACTGGTATTAACATTAGGAATCTTCATAATATCATATTTGCTAGTCCTTCAAAAAGTCGTATCCGTAATCTTCAGTCTATTGGTCGTGGTCTTCGGTTAAAAGATAATAATTCTAGTGCTACTTTATATGATATTTCAGATGATTTAACTTATAACGAAAAAGAGAATTACACTTTAGCACACTTTAGAGAAAGAATAAATATTTACAGTGAAGAAAAATTTAATTATGAAATACATAACGTAGAGTTGAACAATGGCAGAAATAAACATTAAAATAGTAAAACAAATTAAAATTGTTAAGTTACTAAATGGTGATGACATTGTCACTGCTTTTCCTATAGAACAATTAGGAGATAAATCGCCATATATTAGATTGGTAAAACCTCTACAAATTAAATACGTTCCACAATTTACAAAAGCTGGACTAAAAGATTATATTGCTTTAATTAAATGGAATGGTTTTACACACGATCCAATTGTCACAATTCCAAAAGATAAAATATTAACGATAACAAATGCCACAGATGAGATGAGTAGAAGTTATCATCAAATAGCCAAGGGTTATGAAAAAATTGATCCTCCTCAACAAGGAAAAGATACTGAAGAACGTTATGAACAAGAAAGACTAGATGAGGATATGGAAGAAGAATATAATGAAATCTTTGATAGTTTTAGAGATGTTAAAAAAACAATACATTAGTACCTAAAGCACCTTATCAAAAGGCTACACGCCTAATTATATACATTTTTTCCTAAAAGTCAATGCTGATTTATGAAAGAAAATAAAAAAAGTGAATGGATAATAACGGCAACTTATAATAGTGATAATTGGAAGAAATATTGTGAAACATCTTATCCTTTTAAAGGAACTCCCAAACAACTAGAAAATCGTATTTGGAAACACTATAATGAAAACTATGAAGAATATGGTAAAGCAGAAGCAGTTACCGTAGAACTCTTAAAACATTGACTTTTTTAATGAAAGGTGATATATTAATAGAATGAATACTAAAACAAAAAAAGAGCATTATGTAAACAACGCAGAATTTTTAGAGGCGATGAAAGCTTATAGAAAGCGTTGTAGAGAAGCAAAGAAGGCAGGCAAACCAAAACCGCCAGTAGATAATTATTTAGGAAGTTGTTTTCTTAAAATAGCGAATCATTTAAGTTATAGACCTAACTTTATCAACTATACTTTTAGAGATGATATGATAAGTGACGGTATAGAAAACTGTTTACAATACTTGGACAATTTTAATCCAGCAAAATCAAAAAATCCATTCGCTTATTTTACTCAAATTATTTTTTATGCTTTTGTAAGAAGAATACAAAAAGAAAAGAAACAAGTTACAATTAAACATAAATTAATAATGGATAACAATTTAGATGATATGACTTTACAACCTGGTGATGAAGGTGGTGTTTATACAAATCAGTTTAAAGAATTTTTACAAAAAAATATTAGAATTGAAGAAACACCTAAAAAAGAAAAAAAGCCTAGAAAGAAAAAAAGTACAGTTTCTAAATTCTTTGTTTAACTATGAAAATTGCTTTATTAAATGATACACACTTTGGTGTGAGAAACGATAGTCCTGCTTTTTTAGAATATCAAGTTAAATTCTATGAGGAGCAATTCTTTCCATACCTAGAACAAAATAATATTACAACACTTATTCATTTAGGTGATGTAACTGATAGACGTAAATTTATTAATTTTAAAACGGCTAGTGTGTTTAGAGAAAAGTTTTTTAAAAGATTGTGGGATATGAAAATTGATACACACATTATTGTAGGTAACCACGATACTTACTATAAAAACACAAACGAAGTTAATTCAGTTACAGAACTATTTACAACATTTGACGGCAAGAATGAACCTTGGATTTATACAGGTCCTAAAGAAGTTGAGATAGGTGGTTGTCGTATGTTATTTTTGCCTTGGATATGTGACGATAATATAGAAGACTCAATTTATGCGATTGATAACGCAACAGCAGATATTTGTATGGGTCATTTAGAAATAAAAGGTTTTGAAATGCAAAGAGGTATTATTAATGAACAAGGACTAGAACCAAAACAATTTAAACGTTTTGAAAAAGTTATCTCTGGTCACTTTCATAAAAAATCAGACGATGGTCACATTTATTATTTGGGTGCTCAATATGAAATGACTTGGTCAGATTACAAAGATCCAAAAGGGTTTCATATCTTTGATACAGAAACAAGAGAATTAGAAAGAATATCTAATCCCCACAGAATACACAAGAAGTTAGTTTATAATGATAAAAAAGAAGATTATTATAAAAAAGATTTAACAGAATTTGAAAATACGTTTGTAAAAATATTTGTATCAAATAAAACAAACGAAGATATGTTTAATAGTTTATTAGATCGTTTTCAAAATAAAATGAATGTACACGAAGTTAATGTTATTGAAGATATACAAAGTGATATGGCTGCTAGCGTAAGAGAAGATATATTAGATCAAGGAGAAGATACTATTACATTTTTAAATAATTATGTAGATCAAATTCAAACAGATTTAGATAAACAAAAATTAAAAGAGTTTATAAAAGAAACTTATGTTGAGGCAAGTGAGAGATGAGTAAAATAACAAACGTAAAATCAACTTATATGAATTGGGGTCCTTATGTTATGAAAACAAAAGTGCCTGATTATATTATTAAGAAATTAAAAACTGAAGGTAAAAAGGCAAAAGAAAGTTACAATCACGCTTTGGCTGGTCATTTAGATAATCAATTTTTATATCCACAAAATGTACAAGAATGGTTTTACAATGAGATACACCCTATCATACAAGCATATAGAAATGGTCATTGTAAGTTTCACGGTATAGAAGAATTAAATGTAGATTTTAAAGCAGATGATTTATGGGTTAATTTTATGGAAGCAGGTGACTTTAATCCTGTACATACACACGGTGGTGATTATTCGTTTGTTATATTTGTAGATGTACCTAAACAACTTACAAAAGAACAAAACGATTATGAAGGCACATCAGCAAAACCAGGTTCATTGATGTTTGAATTTACACAACAAGCAAGACCTCGTTGGGCAACCACAGGTACAGCAATTAAACCACAAACAGGTGATATGTTTATGTTTCCTGCTTTATTACAACATTGGGTCTGTCCATTTAAATCTAAAGTTACAAGAATAAGTGTGTCAGGCAATTTAAGAATTATTAATAAGGATAAACTACCACGTGATTATTTTTAAAAAAATTAGATGGAAAAACTTTTTATCTACAGGTAATACACCTATAGAAGTTGATTTAACCAAATCAAACACAACTTTAATTATAGGAACAAACGGTTCTGGTAAATCAACTTTACTAGACGCTATTTGTTTTGTATTGTTTAATCGACCATTTAGAATTATTAAAAAAGAACAAATTGTAAATACAGTAAATAATAGTGACGCATTAGTAGAAATAGAGTTTTCAATAGGAACAAAAGAATATAAAGTTAGACGAGGTATTAAACCAAACATATTTGAAATTTATTGTAATGACGAACTAATTAATCAGGATGCTTCTAGTGTTGATTATCAAAAAATATTAGAAAGAAACATAATGAGATTAAGTTACAGATCATTTGTACAAGTTGTTATATTGGGTTCTTCTTCATACGAGCCGTTTATGAAAATGAAATCTCGTTATAGAAAAGAAGCAGTTGAAGAAATTTTAGATATAAAAGTGTTTTCACATATGGATTGGATGTTAAGAGATCAACAATCAGTTTTAAATAAAAAAATAGTTGAAGTAAAACATAACGCAGATTTAATACAATCAAAATATGAACTAGAAGATAAACATTTTAAAGAAATTAAAAATAGAAATGTTGACGATAAAAAATTAAAACAAGATCAATTAGATAAAATAGAAAAAGACAAAAAAAATTATTTAGAAAAAATACAACAATTAGATACTGATTATAAAAAATACAATGATGATATTAAAGATAAAGAAAAAGTTGAAAAGAAATTAAATCAGTTATCAAAACTAGAAGCAAAGATAGAACAAAATTTACATACTCATCAAAAGAATTTAGAATTTTTTGAAGAAAATGACAACTGTCCTACTTGTACACAAAAACTAGAACCAGAATTTAGAGGTGAAAAACGTGCTTATGAAAAAGGTAAAATTACTACTTTAAATGATGGTATGAAAAAACTTGTTGAAGAAATAACACAAACAGAAACAAAACTAAAAGAATTTAATTCTGTATCTAAAAAAATAACTGATTTAAATATAGAAATTTCAAAGTTAAATACCTCTATAGAAGAAATGAAAAAATATAGTGATAACTTACATAACGAAATATTATTATTAGAAAACAAAAAACAAGATAGTCATAAGATTGAAGAAGAATTAAATAATCTAGCACAACAATTAAACGAAACACAAGAAGAACTAACAAAGATTAATGAAGAAAAATCTTATGTAGATACAGTAAGAGAAATACTATCAGAAAAAGGTGCTAAAACTAGAATTATTAAAAAGTATTTACCTATTATGAATACACTTATAAATCAATACTTACAAGATATGGACTTCTTTGTTAATTTTAATTTAGATGAAGAATTTAATGAAACAATTAAAAGTAGATTTAGAGATACATTTAATTATAATAATTTTAGTGAAGGCGAAAAATTAAGAATAGACCTTGCGTTATTATTTACTTGGAGAAATATTGCTAAAATGAAAAATAGTACAAATACAAATCTTTTAATACTAGATGAAATCTTTGATAGTAGTTTAGATAGTCAAGGC